GTTTTAGTGACTACGCCGGTATCAATTTTGATAATATTTTCGCTCATAGCGTCCTCCGTTTTCGATAGTGGGGCGGGCAGAAGCACCCGCCCCGATCTGCTTAGGCTGCGGTAAATTCAATAGCGCCGCTGCTGCCCTTATTCACAGTGCCCAGGGTGCGATTGCCGCCGTATGTGATCTCGCTTGCGATGTTCAGGGTACCGCCGCCCTCACCGCCGATGGAGGTCACGGCAATGGCGCAGGAATCATAGCGCTCGGCAAACTTCGCATCGCCGCTGGTGGCGTAAAAATGCCCGATCATCATGTCCTGGTTGGCCAGCGCCTGCGCATCGTGGTCTTTTACGGCCAAATTCCACATCTTCACGGCTGCTGCATCACCAGCATCCAAGGGGATGGGGTCAAAGGTTTGTGTAATAACGGGCTTTTTCATGGTTGTGAATGTGTTCCCCAGCACATCCTGCTTGCTCTCCTGGCCCCAGTCCATTTCCTCGCTGGTGTCCTCCACCCGCTTGCCGATAGCGCTCCAAACAGGGCTTTCCTTGGTCCCCGTGTTGAGGTATGCGATCAGCAGTTCCCGGTCAATGGTCTGGCCTTCCGGTGTGGTAAAAGTCAAATCTGCCATTATGTATTCACCTCGTAATTCATTTTCATTAAGATTTGATGATCTTCGTCGCCGTTTTCATACACAGCGAACAAAGAAGATCGCGTAGTAGGCTCCAGGCTTACAACGCGTTTCCCCGTACCAATGTCAGGGCGCTTTCCGGTCGCCCAATCTCCGATAGCGTTTAACAGTTCGTCAGCCTTGAGCCGTTTGTCCATGCTGTTGCCCGGCTTAACCCGGTAAATGATTTTGAATTGGTATTCCGCTTGGTAGCCCCCTAAAACATATCGTTTAACGATATAGGACGCCTGGATGGTCGAAATGGCCATTGCAGAGGTGTCGGCGGGCAGGGACTCAAATCGAATCAAATCCACCGGCAAATCCGGATATGTGTTCAGCCAAACCAGCAGCTTGCGAGATACCTTGTCCTCTTCCGCTGCCGATACGGTTTTTTTAACTTTGTCCAAATTTTTCCACCGCCTTTTCTGCAATGCGTATCCATTTATCCAGGTTCTGCGCTTTGGAAGCCTCAAACCAATGGCTCTGTGCTTGTGGGTGCATCGCCTTGGAAAATACAAGGTCTCGGTTTGTCAAGACCTTCGTCCCGCCCTTTGGCGCAAAGGTGCTACCGGTTTGCGGATCAACCATGACTTTGCCGTAGTACAAAAACCGCGCATAAGGCCCGGGGTAAATAATTTTGTTGCCGTCTAACCTCGTGCGTATTGTTAATGATCCTGTAAGCGCAGGAACAAACGGCTCGGTGTCTTTTATGACCTGCTGCCCAACAATGCTTTCAGCGCGGGTGCAGCTCTCAGCCAGTTTGTCCTTGATGGCCTCCATGCCGCCAAAATGCATCGCAAAGGTAACGGCCACTTATTTACCACCCACTTCCCAATGCTGCATATCTGCGCTGCCAAAGTCTTTTGCGTCAACCTTAGTCACATTCCAGCAATTATCGTGCGCCAATGCCACGCCCTCGTTGTCCGTTACAAATTCGCCTTTGACGAAAAATGTATCGCCACCGTTGCCGGTGGTGGATAGCGTCCATAGGCCCGTCCTGTCGCTTGAGGCAAAAAATGCTTGCGGCTCTGTATATGTCTTGGGCTTTCCGCTAAATCCATCCACAGCTTTTACCGTAAATGGGATATACAGGTTTACTGCGTCGGCGCCTTCAAGCCCGCTTTTGCGCACGTTAACTCCCTTTGACGCCTCGCAGAACACGCCATCAAGCACGGTTACATATAGGTTTGTGACATCTTTTAGCGTGGCAGGGTCCGGTTCACGCACGACGTTGTAAACCGTTACAGTGTGGGGAGCGTACATCTGCAACCACCTCCGCGATACAGCAGCCCTGTATGGGCAAGGTATTCCATGCATGTTTCCGCCAGCAATTTTCTTGCGCCGTCCGTGGCACTCAATGCAGCAGCGGCGCTTTCCCCGCCGCTGGCCAGTGTGCGAGAATACCCGCCTACCGTTTCACTTTTCACGTCACCGCCGGTAAGCGCCGCCGTCAGCCTGGTTGCGGCAAGTTGCTGCGCGGTCTCGATCAACTGATACTTGTCCACCAATGCGCAGCAACACATCTTTACAGCGTCCATATCAGCGTTGTCTTTCGCCCGGTTTTGGGTGTAGTAATCGAGGAAGGAGCTGGCCCGAACAGCCAGACGCGGAAAATCTTCCTCGCTCACAGAACCCATATAGATTCCGGCGTAGTATGTATAATCAGCGTATGTCATACGGGTCAGCTCCCTTCCAATACTGCAATTATGTCAGCCTTGCGCATTGAACTGCTGACCCCGTCCACCCCGTTTCCCCTGGCATAATCAAGCAGTTGGGCTTTTGTCATGTTGGAGAAAGAAGAAGTTTCAGGGTCAGGCTCACTCAGCAGTTCGCTTAGCCCCCCACTGCCGGAGTGATGGAGCCGACAACCACGCCGTCAATGCGCTCGGCGAACAGCACCATGCCGTTGATAACGGTATCGGATGCGGTCATGTTGGTGTAATCGGGTTCCTCATGGATACCGATATAACCGGTGGCGTCGGTGGTGAAGTTGAACACCTCGCCCAGATCTGCGCCGTTCACAGGGATGTAGTACAGGACGATGTTGTCCTTGGCGGTGGCGTAAATCTTGCCCTTGGGGACGCTGGAGTTCAGAATCACAGTGCCCAGACCGAGAAAGTTCTCGACATAGGTCATGCCGAAAGCGGTCTGCAGGGTGATGTTGGCAGTTGCGAGATAGTCCGCAACATCCAGCGGGTTCATGAAATACACTGCGCCGATCTCGTCATCCTCGAACAGCACCTGCAGCTGGCCCCATGCCTGAGCCAAGGTCGCCTGGAAGGTAGCACCGCTGGCCGTGCCAGTACCGGTTGCGAGGAAGCCGAAGAAATCCTTGCGGATACCTTTTTGCACATCCTTCAGCATTTCATCGGTGGTCATTTCGACGGCCTGATCGTAGCCGCGATCAGTGATTGCCTCGGCAGAAGTGGCCTTACGCCACTTCTTCAAGGTGATCTCCTTGTAGTTCACAGCCTCGGTCTTGTACTTGCTCAGAGGGATGGTCTCGCCCTCGGCCACAGCGCCGTCTTCCAGAGTTCCGGTAGCCTTGTAGCTCTTGAGCACAGTACCGGCCTGCTTGGCAATCTTGCGGGTAACGCCCAGAGCCTCCATCAACTTCTTGATGGAATAGCCGAACATTTCGGTAAACTCGATCTCGCGAACACGGGCAAGATCTTCCTTCTTAATCAGCTTAGGATCAACAGCCATTTTTATTCTTCCTTTCTAAACAAATCCATATTTGCGGCGATTGCAGCGCGCCGCTCTGTTCTGTCGGTGATTTTCATAATCTCGTCCTTTGTCATAGGCTTGCCGCCCTCGTTGAGCCGTGCGCCCATGTCCAGCCGGACAGCAGGCTTAGAAACAAGGCTCTTATAAGTGCCGTCTACGAGAGCGTCAAGGCTCTTGGTGTCCTTGATCTTCTCGCCGTCCAGCTCCAAGGTAGACATTTCCTCGCCGCATCCGCGCATGGCAAGGTCGAGATTTGCGCCGGTGATGTTTTTGCTCTCAAAGTAAGCCCGGACAGCCTTTTCCTTTGCCGCCTTGCTTTCCTTTTCTGTGATGTCGGTCTTAAAGGCTTCAAAAGCCGAGTGTTCCTTCTCGTACTTCTCCTTATAACCGCCGTCACCTGCCGCCTTGAGATCATCCAACTGCTTCTGGATGCCGGGCAGCTTCTCCGCATCGGCCTTGTAGCGGGTCACATCCGCCTTTAGGCCGTCCACAGTGTCGGTATGCGCTTCGATGATGGTATCTACCTGCTCATCGGTGAGACCCATACCCTTCAAAAGTTTGCGTGTAAGTGCCATGACACTATCTCCTTTTCTTTGGCCGCGTTTCTTCGCGGACGATAGTTTTTATAAAAACCGCTGTGCTTCGCGGGTTTTACTTAAAACAAAAGAGCCAACCACCGAGAATTCCTCAGCATTTGGCTCCTATTGCCCTTTCCCGCGCCCAATTACGCGGAAGTGTATTGGATTGTTTTTTTGACCTCCAAGACGATATACCCATCGCCTTTTCGTCGCACCTCTGCGTTGTTGCCACGCTTCAAGATGGCTTCGATAGCCTGTATCATTTCATCACGGTTCATTGACTACCTCAATTTCTTTTGGTTTTACATCCGTAAGCTCAACTTTTGCGCCATCATCGCACAGAATTACAACCCGATACTTGATCACGCGTGCAATCTCGCGGGTGTAATCACGCATCACTCGCACTTCTCCGTCAAGTTCAAGCACAATTCCTTCGTAACTTCTTGCTTTAATTCTCATACAGCACCTTCATCCTTTCCCGCTGCTCCGGCAGCCCCGCCGCCGCGCTGAACGCCTTGTATTTGGCGTTTAATCGCCGCAGTTTGATGTTGGCCGCAGTCGCATCTTCCTCCAGACCCGCGACGCTGTACGCGTTTTTCAGACGCTTTTGCTTTCGTATGGTACGCTCTATGCGTCGCTGCATCTGTGTGGCCTCATATGCGGTGTAGGTCTTGCCATCAAATGTGCAGCCAAGCCCATCATCAATATGTGCAAGCTGTTCATCGGTATAGGTGCGCTCAGACACACCTTCGACCCAGGGGAAGCGCCGGTGGCGGCAGTTGGCTCCTTCCAGACCATCCACGGCCCCCAGTCCGCACACCTCGTAGATGCTCGGGTAAATGTCATTTGCGCGAATACTGTAAACCCTGCCTTGCCAGTCCTTATGGCTTGACCACGGGGACGGCCCCGGCTTATCACGCGCGCCAGAATGGGCGGAAACCTCGAAATATGGTGTCTCAAGATATTCTGCCGATTGCTCCGTGTATTTTGCGCAGATTTGGGAAACGCCTGTCATTACCGCCCGCCGAGCCGCCACATCGATTTGGTCTCGATGGCCACTTTCATAGTCAACTATTTTCAATCCGCTGTCTGCAAGCTGCTTTACTGCCGTCTTGATGGCCTGTTTGTAGTTGATAGCGCCGCTCTGCACCTGCATCACCGCGTTATCAAGCGCCCATTGGTAAGCTTTGGCAGGGGGGAGCATCGTCCGCCCTGCGTCCACCAAAAAGCCCATTGATTGGGTTATATTGCGCAAGTCCCGCTTTGTCTGCTGGTATATGGCCCAGGTGTCCTCGATGCTTACCAGCGTTTCCGGCTGCGTGATGTGTTCCAAGTCGATGACGCTGGTATAATACTGCTGGTTGCGCTTTACCACATCGTCCAGTATCTTCTTGAGCTTCTGCTCACTGATGCCCGTAGTCTTGCGTATCGCTCTCTCGATTTCCTCGAGGTCAATGCCGTGCGCCCGCAGCGCCTTGATGTCCTGCACCGTAACCTCGTTCAACTCGTCCCGCAGCTTTAGACGAGAGCATATCTCCGTCAGCAGCGTGTCCTCAAGTCCACGGTACAGTTCTGCCAGTTCTTCCGGCAGCGCATCAAGGATTTCCGGCTGAAACGGATATTTCATTTGCTTTCCTCCGCTTCACAATTTCATCGTAATGCGGCTTCACGCGGATCACATTCCAGTCGCATTCCTCCGGCACTTTGCCATAGAATATCACCCATTCCGGCGATAGCCGCTTCATCATTTCCTCGTAGCCGCGCAGAAACAGCCGCTTGCTTTCCTTGTTCTGCTGTGTGCCTACCGAACTAACCGCAACTATCCCGCCAACAGGATCACCATCAAAGCACCAATCGTAACTGCGTTCATCGCTCCATGATACAGAGGGATAAACCGTCATGCCGTGCATTTGCCAGTACGCCGCCAACCAATGCTTGCGATAGTGGTTGTATATCTGCATCGCAAGCGGCATATCCGTGTAGGTGGAGAAGTCCGGCGCGCACACCGCCGAAAACTGCGACAGTTTCGGAATATACTTGTCCGGTGTGTTCCAATATCGAATAAATTGGTAATCGTCCACAAAGAAATGCACAATCTTGCTTTTCGTGTCTTTCGCTGTGTAATGGTAATTCACGGGGACAAACTCACCTTGTGGGTATGCCTTGACCGGCTCGATCTGCGGAATATCGTACTTGCCCACGCCGAGGAATGTGAACTTGTCAAGATTTTCAAAGTTAATCATGCAGGCCGCCACGTATTGCTACGCTTATTTGCGCGACGATATTTCTTTCCGTCTACCGTAACCTCCAATGCGCCAGACCTTGCCGCAGATACAAAAGCATTTGAAAACGCCTTTTTCTCTGCCGCCTTGCGGTTTGCACTGGACTGGTCGCGTAGTTTACGCATATACCCATCCATTTCGCCACGCGCTCTTGCGGCCCTATCCGCTGCGCTGCCGGTTTTCTGTGCCGTGGTAAGTCTTGCAGGTCCGCTTGAATACGGATTTACTGCACCAGCAGCCGTTTTTAGGGCAGTTGTTGCCAACTCTGCCATCTTGCGGACAGCGTCTTTCTTTTCACTGTCCGAAAGCTCTAAGCCGTTGATCTCTGCGGCGTTCCGCTCGAATGTGCGCCTGATGATGTCGCCCATGTCTGTAACAGATGCCGCATTTGCTCTGTTGATGTCCTCCTGAGATAAAAATTTTGCAAGGCTCATTCCGCGCCCGCGCCCAGCTTCACCAGCGCCAAGCCCGCCGCCTGCTCCGCCTCTACCGCCCATCACTCTACCTCCGTTTCTTCCTCTGTGGTTATATCCTGCATCTTCGGCAGCGCCGCCTTTGCGGTCGCCTCGTCCTCGTTCATCCACCGCATGCGGAACTCCCAATCGTTCATGATTCCAGCGTTAAGAAGCTGCACGTCACGGTTAAAGTCCTGACCCTTGTCCTCAATGATGGAATCGTCAAAGTCAATGGAGATCTGGACGTCCTCATTGAGGGATGCGCCCATGTACCGATTTCCCATGCGGAGCAAGCTCCGGCACAACTCTGTGATTGCCTGTTCAAGCACAATTTCATGTTTTTTGATCGTGCGGAACAGGGTGCTGTTTTCGCTGATGACCTGCGTGGCAGTTGCGATGCTGCCCTGGTTGAATTTGTAATGGTTCTCACCAAAACCGCACTTGCTGGACAGGATGTTCAACATATCTTGCATGCCGGTGTTAAACTCCGCCGTCCGTAGCGACATATCGACCTGCTGCAAGATGTTGCCGTTGCCGCCTCTGTCCTCCGGAAGTACATAATAAACGGTCTCACGCTTATCAAACACTGGCCGACCGTCAATGCTCTGGGTTGCCTCCGGCTGCACCACAATGCGCTTCTTGCCCAACACAAATTCGTTCACATAGCTATCATAGGTGATGTCAACGCTCTTGAGCTGGTCGATGGCGTGGGCAAATGCAGCCACGCCAAGCGGGTTGTTTTCGTCAGAGTTTGCAATGTTCAGCCGGTCAATTACAAACTGCGGCTTGTCGCTGCCGGTATGAATCACCGGAGGAATTGTCTCAAACCCTTTCACGCTGGCCAGCGGGACTTCCTCCGCATCATACAGATGGTTCTCAATGTCATACTCGCCGTTGCGCAGCCGGTGCACCTGGATGTAAGTATATTCTGTGTCATCGACCTTCCGAGTGGATGCGAACGCACACTCGCGGATAACGCCGTTATCCCACGTAAGCGGGTAGATGTTCCAGGCGCTGACGTAGTTGATGCGAATGCGGCCAGAGTCAATGATTTCTGCCGTATCTGGGTTAATTCCCATGCCTTCCATCACCGGCACATACGCAACGGTTCCTACTGCCGCTTTGCGCTCCTGCGATTCGTTAGCCTTGACCTCCCAGTTGTTATCGGCAAAAACAGTATCGATAAATTCCTGTTCCTGTTTGCCTTCGAGCGTGATGTTGACTCGCTCGTTCATTAGGAGGTTGGCCCAGTCCTCGCAGACTTTCTTTCCCATTCCCACCGAATACCGGTGGCACTCCAGCTCTTCAATCCCATTCCACACCGTATAGCTGTGGAAATCTTCAACGTTTCCCTTATACCACGCGTTCCACAGGTCGATCAGGGAATAGAATTTATTGCCGACCGTGTCAAACCCGAGATCCTTTAATGCTCTCCGAATATTCACTATTTCACCGTCCCATCATGTGACCGGCACGTTCCAGGTCTTTGTAATAAGGCTCAATGCTGTACTCAAAAGCATCCAAGCTGTCGATGTCGGACGTGCCGTCATCCAAGCGCTCGTCCTCAAATTTATCAGGATCATAAATCGCGGTTTGCATTGCATCGATCAGATGCGGGCAGTTGCGCGAAACCTTAAAACGCCCCTGTTTCATTAGCAGCACCACAAGCCTAATTCTATCTGTGATTTGCAGTTTCATTGCATTCTTGACCTGCGTCCCGAGGTGCATTTTTTGCGCGGTATGATCTAACCCCCGAATTAGCACCGTTTCCGCACTATCCGCTCGTGTCTGGCTGTAACCATACTTTGACGTTATCAGCTGGCAGAACGTAGCAAAACGCCGGTTTAATGCATTCGGGTCAATCTCTTCGTTTTTGATGTATTCTTCTTCCAATGCCACAACACGGAAATCTTTTGTGATCCCGGTGGCTTGAAATTTCGTTGCGGACTTTGTACCACCGAAGTCAACGCCAATTGAAATGATTGAGAAGCTGGTGCCGTTTTGCTTGGCCCACTCCAAAGGGTCTCCGATCAAATACTTTTCTGTATCGTTGGCAAAGTCCTTATAAACGATGCCCTCTGCCGCTACCCACAGGCCGCGCACATACCGGTCATAAAATATACCGGCATACATATTCTCGTACCGTTCGAGGGTGCGCTTGCTCAGGCCGGGGTTGTCCGTCATTTCAAAGTGTAGATACAGTGCATTGCGCTCACGGCTTCGCTTGATCCACTCCTGATAGAACCAGTGATGTGGACTGCCTGGGTTACAGGAGAACCACAACCGCGCACCGTCAACGGAACAACGCGCAAGCGCCTGTTCCACAAACGAACGCGGCATCAGCACCACCTCGTCCAGCAGCACCCCCGCCAGCGTGCGGCCTTGAATCAGCGTATAGCTGGCCTCGTCCTTACCGCCGAACACCTCAAAGTAATTCGTCACGGCTCCGCACCGCACTTCCATGACCTTGTCACCGCGCCGCCAGCGGATGATATAGCGCTCTTTGGCAAGGCTCATCGCCGTAAACGGCACGATGATGTTCTTGGTGCAGCTGTCCACCGTTCGGCCACACACGCCGAAGCGCTGACCACTGAAATTTTCCATCGCCCAGCGGACAAACGCCCACATCATGATGGAGGTCTTGCCGGAACGCACAGCACCGTCACAGATCAGCGCGTCATAGCGGCTGTACGGAAATGCGAGGATTTTTTTCTGTTTGTTAGAAATCATGTTTCAATTCTTGATTGCGCTTCTTTAATGCGCTTTTTTGCGGTGTTGAAATATCCCTCATCAAGCTCAATGCCAATAAAACGGCGGTTTGTATTTACACAAGCAACGCCCGTGCTTCCGCTACCCATAAAGCAATCAAGCACAACTCCATTTTCGGCGGTGCTATTTACAATCAAGTTTTGCAGGATTTTAATTGGCTTTATTGTTGGATGCCCATATTGCTTTTTATCCTTTTGATTTAGCGGCGTGACATAGTAGGTAAACTTTGTTTCATACTTACCATAAATCTTTACACCCTTTTCACGGAAAAATAGAATAAACTCTGTGTCGGTCAAATATTTGTTTCCACAAGCAGGAACGGGGTTTGACTTGTGCCAAGACAGAATATTCCAGTTGCAATTCTTCTTTTTAACAA